AATCAAAATCTGGATCTATTGGAATTCTTGCATACCCATTATCGGTAAAAATCATTTGGGAATTTGCGAAAGAATAATTCCCAATTAATGTTGCATCATTTCCACGTCCACTTATATCTGTCCAAGTATTGCCAGCACCACCGTAAGAAGAGGAATTCGTAGATTCTAAATACAACACCAAACCTTCTTCAACAATTGAAGTTGATGATGTTTCAATACCACTTGAAGTATTTCCATTAAAAACTAATGTTGGTATAAAATCAACTTCTTCACGAACAACATTGGATAAATTAAAATCAGTTCTTGATGAACCTTGATCGGGAATAAAAGTTACTGCACTACCAATTGGTCCATATACTCCATCAATATTAAGTACAACATTATCTAAACTCGCACCATCAAAACTTATTTCTTCACTTTGAATTTTAGTGGTTAATCCTGCTGCAACTGCACCATCTAACCCAGAAAAACTAAAATCTGCCATTACACAACCCTTCCGCAGAACAGAACACCATATGTTCCACCAGTTTGACGATATGAACCCTGAATAACTGTATACTGCTCAGAACCACTAATTGAAATTGTATCTCCCTGCTGAATGTTTACACCTGATACATTGTAGTAAAAATCAATTAAAACAAAATCATCAGGTATGTAATATGGAACAGGCATGATTCTTGCACTTAAAGGTATTCCTTTAATTACAGCATTGAAATCTAAGTCACTTGATAATCTATTAATGGCATATCCACTCTGATTTGTATATGATCTACCTCTTGACGTTGAATCTCTATAGTAAATTTTTACAGTTCCAGGGTATAAACTTTCATTATCAGTATTTGTATGATAAAACGTGTCTATCCAAGAATCATGATAGTGACTACTCGGTGAATTACTGTTACTATCATCTACTGTAGAATATCCAAATTCAGCACTTCTTTTTGCTGGATATCTCTTGTTCACATTGTTATCGTAATATGAAGTTCCATTTAAATATGTTCTAAATGTAAGTCCTGCACGATTATCATCGTCACTTGGTATTATATGAGTAAGTCCACTCAAAAATTGATCATCATAATCCCAGATTGTTGATTCAAAATTGTGGAAAAAGAATGTACCAAATGTTCTATCTCTTAGTTTAGTTGCTGATTGTGTTGGTTTAGTATATGAAAAGACTGCAAATCTTGGGTCAATACCAGACTTAAATATATTCAAGTCTAATTGACGACTAATTGATCCACCAGTATCTATTTTGTATGCTGTGCTAGTTCTGCTTCCTTGACTAATATACTCAAATCCAGTCAGACTATCCTCTGGTGATGTACGTTCATTGAATATATCATATGCTGATATATCAGCATTTGCTAGTCCTGCTAATCTAAAATTCCTTGCATGTCCAGAACCATACTGATATGAATTAGTATCAGTGCTATTAAAACTAGCTGGGAAAAATCCAGAACCAGCCCAAGTAGTTATATAACGAGTTGAGTTTACCATACCGAAAATACGATATGTGTCTCCAAATTTTTTGTTATCCTGGACAACGTGTCTCCAACAAGCCCAAGGATAACTACCTGAAGTGTCCTTTGCATAGTAAGATGCAGTTGAACCATAACTAAAGGTAGTAATACCAGAAGTAGCTGGTTGAACTACAATTTTTGGAGTAAATGTTGCGAAATCACTGCCATTATCAACAACAAAGTATGTTCCTCTCTGTCCAGGTAAAGGTTTGAATCTAGTTATACCACCACTATTGGTACTTGAATTATTATTTCCTATAACGTTATGAATGAAACCATCATAATATCCAACTTTATAATCACTAGCACTCTGATGTCTATAATTTTTGCTAAAGTGTGCTCCACTTTGAATAATATTGACTTCATAACTACTACTTGACATATAATTTTCAAGAGTAAGAGTATCACCCTCTTTAATCGTTATAGTCGCATCATTACCTGTAACAAATCCGTTCCTATCTGTCCCTTCTGATTCATATGTTCCAGTAAGAGTGATACCATATCCAAGACCACCAGTTGCTTCACCAGCAATTGTAAGTCTTACTGTAATATCTGTAGCACCATTTGCAGAACCACCAATGTCTTCTGCTGATAACGTTACTGTGTCACCTGGAACATAATTTTTACCTGGTCTATTTGCAACAACATATCCAACTTCTCCCTTACCTCTTGCTACGAAAAATGATGCACCTGTTCCAATACCAGTTGTTGCAATTGGATAAACGTCTTCATAATTGAAGACGGTTTCATCTGTAATACTTCCACCACCAGTAAATGAGGTAACTCCACAGACTAATCCACTAAGACTATCACCATGCCATCCCAACCATGATATTCCATCTTCTAACTGTGTTAGAACATCTTCTTTAGTATATGATGATAAATCCTGAGGGTTTATCGTGACTCTATGTGTAGAAATTGCCATTTGTTAATTAAGCCTCCAGTGGGAGAATTGTTAGGTTTGCTGTAATAGTTTGAGTTGAACCAGAAAGATTTTTAATTGATGCATATATTGTTGTATTTGCTGGATCCATCAGATTACCACCCATTGTGAATGGAGAAACTATTTGTTCTGTAGAAATTCCAGTAGTTACAACTTCAGCAATCACCCCACTGCCAGGTGTTGGGTCATTCCCAAGACCTCTATTAATATCATTTGCTCTTGATGTGCTATCAGTATATAGTCGTATCCAACCTGCGGTTGATAGACCAACATGCATTAATGCATAAGATTTATATCCTGTTATATCTATATTACCGATACTCTCATCTGTAATAGAAGTAGTTGTACCAGATACAACTACTCTTGAACCACCAGAACCACCTGATGCAGTGACTGTAGCAATACCACCACTAATCTCAACTGATAATCCTGCTCCCAAATCAATGGTGGTAGCAGACCCTACAGGGAATCCGTTACTTTCAATTGCAATACCAGTACCTGATGCAACAATGCCAGTTAATGCAGAACCGTCAATTGCTGGTAGAGCACCAGTTAGTTGTGATGATGGTAGATTAGTTAAGTTTGTACCAGATGCTGCTGGAAGAGTTGCTGGGAATCTGGTATCAGGAATAGTTCCTGAACTTAGTTCTGATGCATTAAGTGAAGTTAATGATGCACCCGATGCTGCTGGTAATGTTGCTGGGAATCTAGCATCAGGAATAGTTCCTGAACTTAGTTCTGATGCATTAAGTGAAGTTAATGATGAACCAGAACTAATAAGTATACCAGAAACAGTAAGTTGTGTTGCATCAGCAACTCCAAGTGATGATGCACCACTTACAGTCAAATCGGTGATACTTAAATCAGAAACAGATACTGTAGCAATACCTGCACTGAGAGAAACATCTAAATTGGAACTAAAGTTAACTGTTGCTGCAACACCAATACTAGACCCATTATTTTCAAATTCAATACCAGAACCAACAGCAGTAACCCCTGTTAAATTACTACCATCAATAATTGGAAGAATACCAGTTAATTGCTCTGCATTTATTTGACCATAGAAACCTGTTGCAGAAACAATACCAAGAACATTAAGTGCTTCTGGTGTAATGGTAGTGTTGATACCAGTTTTTCCGTTTGAGTCTACAAAATAACGAACATTTCCTTGCCCATCGGACAATACTATATTATTGTTTGATGTTCTGATGTCTAAATCTGAATTTTGACCATCAAAACCACCTAAAATAACATTATAATCACCAGTCGTCATTTCACGACCACATCTATCACCAATGGTAATATTATACTGACCAGATGAGAATGTCTGTCCAGACAAATCACCGATTGCAATGTTATGACCACCACCACTACTTAATGTTGAGAGTGCCCTATCACCAAGACCAATATTTCTTGAACTCCCAGACCCAATAATATCTGCTCCAATTTTTATATTGCTTGATGCAGGAACTTCAATTCTTCCTGAGGAAAGTGTAATATCACTAGTAAATCCTACTGCACCATCAAATGAAGACTCACCAACAACGGTTAATTTGTGTGATGCAGTTGTAGTTCCAATTCCAATATTTCCTAAAGTATTAATGCCAGTGGCATTTCCATTCCAAACAGAATCAGAGTTTACGTCAAGTGTTACCTGACCACCATCTACAGTAAGGTTTACATTAGAACCACCAACTAATGTGGTTACAATTCCAGTTAAATTACCACCATTACCATAATAAGTTGTTGCTGTGATAAACCCTGCAGCAGTAATATCTCCTACAGAATATAATGCATTCGTGGTGGTAAGACCAGCAACTTTTAAAGTTCCATCAACCTGACCACCAATTTGTGTGGTCGTGAATTTTCTGGAACCATCAAAGAATAATTCAGATCCACCACCGGCAGTTGCGGTAAATACGTTCCTGACACCATCACTCATCCTAATAGATGAATTTGTATCAATTCTTAAGTCAACTGAATCATAGTAAATTGAAGCACCAGATGTACCATAGTTTATCTTTACTCCATTCTCTATTTGTAATGCTTCATTGCCAGCAGAAACTCCAGTGACGTTGATTCTGCCACCTTTTACATGCAATTGACTAGAAACATCAGGTACAGTTGTGCCGATACCAACTCTGGAACTAGTGGTAATGCCAGAAAGTGTGTCTAACCACTGGGAGGCAACACCAAATCCACCTCCACCTCCACCTCCAGCAACACTAACTGTTGCGATTCCACCAGTTCTTTCAATATTTACATTAGAACCAGCAACTAGTGTAGTAACTATACCACTGGCATAAGATGCATCTCCAACAAATCTTGATGCTGTTATAACACCAACACTAATATTTGGGGAATTGATTAATGTATCTGCATAGGTGGCATTTGTTGCCAATCCAGCAACAGTAGCATAATCAGCAACACTAGAAAGACCAGCATTTGTAGTGAAACTAGTAAATCCAGCAGTAGTTGAAAAAGTAGCAATGCCTGCATTAGTTGCATAATCAGAAAGGGTTGAAACCCCAGCAACAGATGCAAAAGCAATGGAGTTTGTTATGGTGTTTCCATCACCTAAAGCAGTATAGATTTCACTAAAATTGCTATTGAGCTTAATAGCACCATCTCTAAGGCTATCACCCCCTCCATCATTGGGTAAACTTCCTATGCCTATTGCTTGCTTCGCCATTATGCACTACACATTTACTTTTATTTATGGTTTAAGTTTGATCGAAACTTAACTGGTCCGTGTCAAATGTGAATATTGGACTATCAAAATTCTGAGAAACATTTGGTGCTTGATAGTTTAAATCAACTATAGTAACTGCTGAACCTAATGGGTCGATATCAGATTCTTGAACATCATAGAATATTCTTTGCCCTGTCTGATAATTATGATTTGTTAAAGAAAATTTATTATTATCAATAGAAACTAAATTGAAATCAGAAGAGTTAAACTCTCTATAGAATAACGAATCTCCATTATTTTTTAACTTAAATGTACTTAAACCAACTATTGTTCCACCAATATCACTTGAAATTCCAGTAAATTGGTCACTAATATTATCAATAGATATGACTTTATTAGTTAAACTTAAAATGAATGGGGTTAGGTCTACACCCTCTGGGAAGAATATTCTTTCAACACTACCGTCTGGGAGAGAGTCTTCTTCCGTAACCATACTGAAGTTGTACTTATTATACATTGACTCTTTTGAATCAATGCTCACATTTACACTCAGTGAAGAATCACCAACATCAATCTTCATTGAATTTGATGCTTTTTCAACAATATCTAAATCTGAGAATTCTTTATATCCAGATGGATGAACGAGAGATCTTACAGATTCACTCCAAGAATCATATGGTAATTCTGATTTTAATGCATATGAAAACTTTTGGTAATAATCATTATCAGAAATTCTTTGTTGGAAATCATTTAAATATCCAGCATTATCTCTAAAATCATTTACCCTTTTGCTAGTGACATTTAGAGTTGATTTTAAATTAAACTGATTAATATTTGCAACTGTTCCATTCAATCTAGACCTTGTTCCTAAAAGTTTATTTGCAACTTCTAGTTCACCTTTTGAATCTATTAATCTTAGTTGATTAATATCATTATCCCATCCATTTTCAGTAACAACAGCAGAAAATACTACTTTATTATTTGAATCATATCCAACTACATTTTCACCAGAAATATAAGAAAGATCATCAGAAATAACCATTTCAAATTCTGCCATATCTTTCTTATTAATTACATATCCAAAATTAATATCTGTATTGTAGTCACCCATATTCAGTCCAATACCGTCCATACTATAAGTAACAGTGAAGTTTACTGTGCTTATTCCAGTTACAGTAAAGAATCTAAAATCAAAATTAGATGAGTTATAATCAAGAAATCCTCTTCCACGAGAAACATCAGTAATTCTACAATTTTCTATAAAAATAGAATCACCAACTTCAAATGGGAACTCAATCTCAGTATCACCAAAAGCATTGGTTATAAGAGGGAAAATTTGAGTATCAGAATTAACTAATTCTAAAGTTACCGTATTCTGAAATGGATTATAGATAATATCATCAATGTCATATCCATTAGAGTTTCTTGTTGGTACTACTTTTAATGGTCCAGATAAATTTTTAACGTTTTGCTCAATAATTACATCTACGACAGAACCACCTTGTATATTTGCTTCAAGTTCTATTTCATCATTTCCAATAACTTTTAAAGTAGGTGAAACATTGTAATTGTTTCCACCAGTTACAATGCCAATGGAACCTACACTAAAGATGTCCTTTATTTGGCATACTGTAGGAACACTCAATACTGGTTTCAGAGTTGGATCAGTTGGATAATCAAAACCATCTTTTACTCTTTCTAGATTATCAATTTTACCTACAGTAGACGATGTGGCTTTTAATATTGCACTACTACCACCAACTGTGTCTATACTATCTACTTTAGGTACTTTCTTATACCCTCTACCTTCAAAGTTAATTCTAACTTTAGATATTGGACCACTTGCATTTACTGAATTTGTATCATAAAATACAGTGTTAATTCCACTTGATGAATTATAAGTAATACTTTCTGGTTTTCTCAATAAGTTGAATCTAAATGAAGTATTAGCTATTGATACAATTGGGTACTCTTGAGTTAGAACACTTGTGTTGATGACAAGTTGATTGTTTCCATTCACTTCATCATCTGAAGATATTTGATATTTTTCGGAAACACTTGGTGATAATGGTATTAAACTATAATAAAGTGTATTTCCAATGTAGTCCTCAGTTGTTATAATATCTAACTTGGCATCGTCAGAACCAGCCTCAATACTATTTCGTTCATAACGATACGTTTCCAGTTCGATAAGTAATTTACTATCTTTGTAAATCACCAAATCCATACCAGATAGAGAAGTATCTGATAAATCGAATCTTATTTTATTGCCCTTGGTTGCATATAATGGAGGATTAATTAATGCAAATCCTTGAATACCAGTACCTTGGGATGATATGTTTATAAAAGAACCATCTGTGGAATTCTTTAGAGATTCTGAAAGTTTTATATAATCTCTCTTTTCTCTTAATACATAATAGGTTTCACCATCAGACAGACCACCGATTCCAGTGTTTGGTGAGGAATTAGCATCTACTTCCTTATAGTAAACAAGTTTATCTCCAGTTTCATATGTATTATTTGGTAAATAAAACTCTGATGTAGTTGCAGAAACTGCAACATTAACATTAAAATCAAGAATGTCCGTAGTAACTTTTCTTAAATTTGTATCATATCTTAATGCAAATGTATCTATAGCATCTGGTATCAAACTAAATTTAACTTTATCACCATCAGATAACCCATGGTTTTCAACTGTAGTTATTTCTAAATTATAATTTTCAACTACTCCTGTAACATTATCATATACACTAGTAAAAGAGTGTGCAGAACCTGTTACAGAAACGTCATCCCATATGTATAGTGACTCTAAACCAGTTCCTATACCAGAAATGTTTGTAGTTAGTCCAATAAAATCTCTACCAAGATTGATTACTGATACAAGACCTTGCTGTAGTGGGAATACATTAGATACATTTGATTCAGATGAAACATTTATACTAGTACCACCAAATCCAACATTGTAATCTACTTTTTGACCTGTACGGAAATTATGATTCTTTACATAAATTGCTCTTGATGGAACATTTATGTTTTGATTATTATATAAATTGTAGTTATTTGCTTGTGTACCAAAACCAATTAAAGTTTTTGCACTAAAATATACAGTATTGTTTGGAGCAATTCTTCTATCAATCTCTTTTTCATTAAAATATAATCTTGTCGGTAAAAGTTTTACCTCAGTACCTACAAGATGTTGTGATGTAGATGATAGTCTATTAGCTATGATTTGAGATGCTTCAGGGATTATATCAATAATTTTAAGGGTTTCATTTTCTATCTTAATATAATCATCAACTAAAAATGTTCCAATATCCTTAACATAAAGTGTTGCTGTTAATCCAGTAATCCCAATTTCAGGAACAGTACTAGCGATACCAACAGATTTTTGTGGTACGATGATTTCTTTTATACCAGATAAGTATTGATAATTTGTATCCGAAATTTCAGAGATAACAATTTTATCACCAGTAACTAAGTTATGTGGTGTTTGTGCAATTCCAACAACTGTAGATCCTCTGGTTGAAAAGTTTACATCAGTAAATGTAGCAACTGTAGTTTCAAATTCAGTTAACTCTTTACCTTTAATTCTTGATACTTCTGCAGATAATCCTGTTCCACCTGTACCTTTATTGTCAAAAATAATATTGTCACCAATTTTATATCCTTCACCAGGTGAAAAAATATCAATAGAGTCTACTCCAGAAGATAAAGTAGTAGTTACTGTAAATTCCTGTTTATATTTTTTATCAACGTTTGAAATCAGTGGATATCTTGAAAATGTTGAGTTAATGTAGTATGGACTAATATTTCTAATTAAATCTAATTTATCTAATTGAGTATCATGAGTAAATGATGGAATAGAGTTTTCTTCAATGATATAATCTTTAAAATTTTCCCCAATTATGTAAGGGTAAGTTGGTGATGATAGTGTTTTACTATCAATTGTTGAAAAATATGCATAAATTCCATCTGGATATTCGGGAGTAGTACAAAATCTTCCATTATATTCATCTAAATCACCAAGAGCTTTATCGTAATAATAGTCTTGAATGAAAAATCCTTCTGGAAAATTTGGTCTCAATTGTGTATTATTTTCAATTCTTGTTTCATAACTGGAATCTATCTTTTTAATCTGATTTCCTACTTTTCCATAAGGACCATAAATTGGATTTCCATCATATGCCCATCCAACAATTGGTGAGTGTGTATTTGATACGACCTCTCTATTTGATATTTCATCAATATGGTCTCCAAGTGATTTTCTAAGTATTTTTGGTGTATTGAAATTTATAAGTCTTACACCTAAGTTAGTATTAATACTTGGTGCAAGAACACCTTCATCTGGAGTGTTTAATATGTTTTTATTTCTAACTACCTGATTTATTTTCCATTGATTTACATTAGCAATAAATTTTGCATCTCTGCCTCTTTTTTCTATAGTTATTTCGGTAGTATTCTGGTTGTATCCAATGCCACCATTTGCAATAATAACGTCTACTATTCTATTATTTTCAACAACTGGACGTAAATCAGCAAAACTTCCATCACCAGAAACTACAATATCAATACCTTCATTATATCCTCGTCCAAAAGATAAAAACTGGACATCTACAATTGAACCATCAACCACAATAGGACGTAGTAAAGCTTTGGATTCAATATCCTTAAATATAACAGTTGGTCTTCTGTGGAAATTAAAGATATCAGATACACCATATCCAACTCCAGGATCCTCTAAAAAGACACTTTCAATACTTCCAGTAACCAATGGTTCAAATACAGGAGCAATTACCGTTAATCCAATACCAGAAAGTGATTCTACTTCAACTCTTATGGGTGGATATTTTAAGGTATGAACACCTGTTCCAATTGAAGAAAATCCTACATAAATCCTATTACTATAATTTTGATATTTTATAGTATCAGAAACACTAGAATATCCAGTTGTGCTAATACCAGATATTGTACTGGATAACTTAAATGTATTTTCATCTAAAACAGATACAACATATTCAGTTTCCGTTGATAATCCACCTATATTTGTTTGAGTAGAAGAATAGAGCAAAAGATCTTTGTCTTTAAATCCGTGATTTGTTGCAAAAATGTAATCATCAAAGGTATTAACACCATTTGTTTTACCATCAAATGCTAAAACTGATGGAATTTTA